AATTTTTCATGACCAGTTGTAGGAGGATTAAATCTACCGAATGCAACAGTAAGAACACCTTTTGTTTTCTTGACTACTGGTGGTGTTAAATCTTCTGGTGATGCTGGTGCATCTGGATCATCCTCTTGTGCTATAGGTTGTTGTGCTGGTGCTGCCTGTTGAGGTGCTACTGCTTTTCCTTTAGGTTGTGCTTGTGGTTGTTGTGCACGTGCAGATGTTGATTGTGATAATCTTTTTTCTTTCTCTGATTGTGGTGGATCTTGCTCACCTACTTTCTGTCTCTTATTATAAAACTTTAATCTACCTTTTTCTGTCTTTGCAACAAACTCTCCATTTTTATACCAACCTCCATGACCATCACCAGTCAACCCCATACGGGCTGCCTGTTGTGTAGCAGATTCGGATAAAAAATTTAAAAAGGATTTCATTGTGATAATTCTGTAGTTATCTCTACCTTATGTGTAAAAATATATGTGATAAGTGCTTCCCTATCAATATTTTTAATCTTATGATTATTTATCATTTTGTCAAGAGAGTAATAACAGTGAGATAAAAATTCAAAATACCTCTCATTAGGTTTTTTCGAATCAGGTTCAAAGGATTGAATTAGTTGTTTGATTGTTTTATTCATTAGTATATTTTTAAAAAAGGACCGTTATTAGAGGAAAATTCTTTTTTAGCACCATAATATAGAACTCTACACCACTCTTTCAGTTTACCTTTTGATGATAATTCCGACCAAATATGTGCCCATTCCATAGAAATTAATTTGGAGGAAAATCTTCCAGCAGAACTTCTATCCTTATTGTCAGTTTCGTATTCAATTGATTTATTTAATATTTCTTCAAATGTATCACCTATTTTAATATTATTTTCATATACAGAAACATCACCAAAATCTATCTTGTAACTAGAATCTTTTAACTTATCATATAAATTAATCCAATATTTTTTATCATTATCTTTCCATTGACCAACTAAAGGAATATGAGGATGTCTAGAAGCAGAGGGTGGTCTCTCCAAATTATTTGATTGTAAAAATTCATCTAGTGCAACACTAGAAACTTTACCAAGTTTAGCACCAGCATCTCTACCTTTCGGAGTTAAATCAGTCTGACTTACATTTCTTGCTTTTGAATATTGGAAACTACGTGTTTGTCCATGTATCTCTGCACCAGATTCTGTCTTTAAATCAAATCCTAATTCTCCAGTATCAAATAAGTAATTTGCCTTTCTACCTAATGTAAGTGTACATTTTAGAGATCCATCAATAGGTTCAATATTAATACGAGAAGACTTGTCCTCTCTCATATTTGCAAGTTCCATATTTGCTTTCTTTTTATTTAATTTAATTGCCTTCAAAGAAATTCCAATTAAAATTTTATCTTTTAATGCCTCTCTCATATAAGCATTTAAAATAAGAAGATTTGATTCTTTACTCATTCCTTCCATATTGGTTAATTCACGAATAGTTCCCTCTACTGTTTTTCTCATACTTTTCTTTACCATCACAATATCCATCGGATCCCATCTATCTTTAACTGCTACACCACAGTCAGTCTTTGCTATGTTTTCGATGTAAGGCATAATTCCTTTATCTCTAGAATACTCATATCCTTTTTCAAATTTAATATATTCTTTTACAGCAACAACTTGTTTCCTATAGGTTAGTTTCCATTCCAAATTATAATTATCATATACTTTGAGCATTTCTTTATCAGATGGTTCCTTATTTTTTTCTATCACAGATTCAAAAAATACTCTTGATCCATTTTCTTGTTTAGCAGTTTCTTTTGCACTAGTTGCCATTTTAAGAAATCTTTGCGTGAGGAGCGAATTGACCTTTTGCTGATACCTTCATACCAAGATATAAAATATCTGTCCACAGTTCCGCTTTATCTTTTTGGTTCTCATTATATTTAAAAGCATCATACCAAAATTTAACCTGCATTAATTTAGAAATAGCAACTCTTTTATCTTTTTCATATAGTTTTCCAAGAAGAAGTTCAAAATCAACGTATGAAGCAGCCGTTCTACGTTTAGTTATATAATCATACATTTCTTTATATTTTTTTCTTTCTGCTAATAATTCATTAGCATCCGCAGGATAATCACTAATATTGTTAGTAAAATTTTTTGCCTTTATTAATTCTATAACCATAGCAATAGGTGCTTGTCCACCTTGAGCAGCAGGAGTTCTTTTTATAGAGGTATTGAATGTTAAAGTTCCTCCTGATGTTCTACTAATATTAACTTTATAATCAGCACCAGATCCAAACTTAATCATATTATTAACAGAATCACTTTCCCAAATATTATCATATTCAAGTTTAACATTTGACATTGTATATTTTTCAAGTTTCTCCATTTTTAATATTGATGATGCCTGAACATTATATAAATGAATTTCTGCTTTATTACCTTGTTTCACTTTCTTAAGAGATATTCCAACAAGTTGTTCTTTCTCCATTAATGTAACTAATATATTATTCAACTCAACTAAAGTTTGTGTTATTGGTTCTTTACGTTTAATTTCATCTTTTATTGTTCTTTTGATTTTTGGCATATCATAAGCAGCAAAAATATCAGCAGGGTTCCAAGTTGTATATTTTCCTGCTGGAACAAAAGGTTCTAAGTCTCTTGCTACCTGTTTTATTTCATCTGAAAAGAAGTGTACAAGATCCTGTTTATCATATTCAAATGGAGCCCATTTAGGGTCGCTATACTTTTTTAGAAATTGTTTTTGTTGTTGAAAATAAGTCCAAGTCCAATTATCTAATCTATGCTCCCACTTTTTACCAAAAACAGATTTTAATTTTTCTCTGGTTTTTTTATCGTTCATTATATCAGATTCTTTATCAAACTTGACATTATCAATCAAGACTCTATTGAATATAATTGTGGTTCCCTTTTCTTGAATTTCTGTAGGTATAACAGTACCACCAGGTTCTTTACTTAATTTCTCAAATCTAACTTCTTTAATATTTCTTTCTGCTTCTTCTGTTCCAACAAAAAGTTCTTCATAACTTCCTTTTTTAGTTGGTCCACTAACCAAACCATACTTAGAAATTAAACCTACTTGAAGACTTTTAATATCTTTATCTTTTACATCAGGGGCATAATCAACACGAATAATTCTCCCAAGACGTTTTGCATCAACTTGTATTAAATCATCACCATTAGAATTTTTACCATCTAACTTTACCTTCTTAGTTAAGATAGCTAGATGGTTTACAATACGATCTGTAGTAGTTCCTACCCTATCATATTTTTTTATTGCCATTTCATATAAAAGATTACTTTTTGAAGTATTTATTTATGATGTCTATCTGATCTTGATACTTAGCAATCTCATTAATCTCTTGTTCTATTGCTTCTACGATATTTGAATGCTCACCAATACCTGCAGGATGTTCCAAATAAACTTCTACGTTTGCGACATGCTTTTGAATGTCTCCCTGTGCATGTGCTAATAGTGCTTTGATTAATTGTTCTCTCATGTGTAGCATTGATAGTTCTCTATTCTATTATTATATATGTGTAACCACTACAGTAAACCTTGTGATTCATCTTCTTGTTGTTGCTTTTCTTCCAATGCTTTTTCTTTCTTTAATGCTCTAGCACTAAACATACCAATCGCTATAATAGTAAGATATGCAAGTGTATCATCTAACATAACAAGAAAGAAAATTGTAGAAGAACCATATCTAATCCACTCTGGAAATGGTTTGATTAATCTCTTACCAATACTACGAAACTGTGCTTCAAACTTAAAGTATAGTATGACTAGTGCTGTAATAACAAACTCACTATATGGCACTACAAAGTAACATGATAAAAATATAAACAGAGGCCAGTAGTGTCTCTCGTCAATTCTCTTAAGTAAATTAAGATACTTTTTAAATAATTTTTTAATCATCTGTCACCCTTCTTACGGTTTTCTGAATGATAAACATCAAATTCTCCACCAGGATATCTCTTCTTTAACTTCTCTACATTACCTGCAACTACGTCATCAAATGATACTTCAAGAGCAATACAAGCTTGTGCCACATACCAGAGAACATCACCCAACTCAATAATAAGATGCTCTCTATTGTCGTCATTCCAAGGTTTTCCTTGAAACACCATCTTCTTAACGATCTCCATAAACTCACCACCTTCAGCACTAATACCAACAGCAGCAGTAAGAAGCCGCTCAATATTGGCACCCTTTCCGTCAAGGGAACTAATACTTTCAAGGAAGCATTGATAATCCTTACTGGAATCGGATGTGACACCATCCACGAATATAGCGTACTTATCAAAGTCAATTTTTTTAGTCATAGTCAAATTCTAGTTCTTTTAGTTTACTTTCTTTTAATTGGTTTTCTATTGTTGTAGATAATTTTACTGGTTCAAAAGGTAGTCTTTCTTTTGCTTTGGGCAATCCTTGTTGACCAGGTAGTTCACCTTCATATTCTGCAGTTACATCAACAATATGTGGTGGTAATGGTTTAGGAGCATCTCTCCTTCTGTAAGTAAACCCCTCACCTTCATGTAATTCTACAATTCTAATTGCATATTTTTCATGACTGCAATCAGAATATTTTTCTCCTCTGTGATCATATACAGACCAGTAGGGATAAAAATGATCGGGTATAGGCATAATTTACTTTGTAGAATAAAGAACAATAAGACCAGGAATTATGATAAAAAACTGTGGAAGAAAATTTAAGATGATTGCTCGTTCTCCTGATTTAAAACCAACATAAACCCATCCAGCAGCTCCAATCATTTGCAATATACTATTCCAAGGAGTCCAACCCATTACATGAAAAACCATTGCAATGAGAATTACAACAGCACTAGACCATTTAACTCTTTGGACTATCAAAATTTAAACTCGGCAAATGACTTTTTAGGTTTTTGTTTAAATTCATTATACTCCTCATCTTGTCCACTGTCAAGAATATCTTCTTGTGCTTGTTGCTCACAGTCATATAATCTCATCTTAGCACGATCTATTCCTATCACAAATCTCTTAAAGATGGTTGGATCATTATATCTATTCTTCAACTGCTTAACCATTATTTGATTGAGTCCTTCGAGTTCCTCAGTAGATATAAGAGCAAACATAAGATCAGCAGTTGCAGGAAGACCAAATGATTCAGAGGTGTCGGTAAGGTCAACATCAGAACTAGCAAAACCACTGCGAGTAGTTTGAGTTGCGGATACAATCGGTAAGTTCGCTTCGACAGCGAGACCACGAAGTTCTTCTGCAATTGCTTTGATATACGAGTAAGAATTGACATTACTACCTGCTCTGTAACGTGAAGATGCACATATATTTAAGTAATCAATGAATATAATATCTGGTTTAAATGATTTTTTTAATGAAAGTTCATTAAGTAATGATTTAAAATGTCCAGAATGAGCAGAAGCAGTAGGATACTCTTTTATAATTAATGTACCTTGAGTCTTCTGTGATAATTTAGTTACTTTATTCTCAAAAATTTTACGTGGTAAATCTGTTATATCTTGTATATTAACATTCAAAAGATTAGCATCAATTCTTTCAGCAATTTTCTCCTCAGCCATCTCAAGCGTGATGTATAATACGTTCTTTCCTTGGAGTAACACACTGCTTGCGACATGACACATAAACAAAGACTTACCAACACCAGTGCCAGCGAGAGCAATATTGAGTGTTTTATTTGGAA